GATCACGGCGAGAACGGAAACCCTGCGCCGGATGACGTTCCGGAGAAGCCGGAGGAGCCGAAGACTCCGATACAGGAACTGTCGGACGCTGTGGCGAAAAAGCGGATGCAGATCGTTCCCCCTGCGTCGTAGGCGGGCGGGGGTGAGCCGTGCAAAGCGCAGTTCTCGATCACCCTCTGCTCGGTGTTCAAACTCCCCGACTCCGGATCGCTCCGGTCGACGACTACCTCGACACCTTCGGCCCCGAAGCGGTCGCGTTCGCTGCCAAATACGGACTGACCGCGGATCCGTGGCAGGCATTCATCCTCGACGACTGGCTTGCCTTCCGCGCCGATGGCAAGTGGGCGTGCACGCGCTGCGGGCTGTCCGTTCCCCGCCAGAACGGCAAGAACGGCGTCATCGAGATCCGCGAACTGTTCGGCATGGTCGAGCTGGGCGAGAAGATCCTGCACACCGCCCACGAGGTCAAGACGGCGCGCAAAGCGTTCAAGCGCCTGAAGTACTTCTTCGGCGAGAAGGTGAACGACCCGACAGCTCGGTTCCCCGAACTGAACGCACTCGTCGTCGAGCTGCGCAGCACCAACGGGCAAGAAGCGATCGTTCTCAGCAACGGCGGATCCATCGAGTTCGTCTCGCGCTCGAAAGGCTCCGCCCGCGGATTCACTGTCGACGTCGTCGTGATGGACGAGGCGCAGGAACTCTCCGACGACGCGCTCGAAGCACTCGGCCCCACAACGCGATCCGCTCCACTCAAGAACCGTCAGTTCATCTACACCGGCACACCGCCCGGACCGAAGAACAACGGCGAGGTCTTCACCCGTCACCGAACACTCACGATGGAGGGCAAGCAACGCCGCGCGTCCTGGCACGAGTGGTCATGCGCGAAAGATGCCGATCGCGATTCCCGCGAAGCGTGGGCGCAGTCCAACCCGGCGCTTGGCGGTCGTCTCGACATGGAGACGATCGAGGATGACCGCGCTGGTTTCTCCGACGACGGATTCGCCCGTGAGTGCCTGGGCATGTGGTCGGCCGCGACGTCGAACTCCCCGATCAACCCGGCACTTTTTGCTGATCTCACCGACAGCCTGTCGACCTTCGACACCGCGCCGGCCGTTGCAGTCGACGTCGCTCCGGACAACGCAGTCGCGTCGATCGGCTCGGCAGCTCGACGCGCAGACGGTCTCGCTCATATCGAGATGGTCGCGAACATGCACGGGATCGACTGGGTTGTTCCGTATCTCATCGCGATGAACAAGAAGCAGCGCTTGCGGTGCGTGGTGATCGACGGCAGCTCTCCGGCCGGCGTTCTGATCGAACCATTGGAAAAGGCCGGACTTCCGGTTATCAACACCGATGCCCGGTACATGGGCACCGCCTGTGCCGGGATCCTCTCGGCCGTCATCGCGAAGGCTCTCCGTCATCTGGGGCAGCCGACGCTCAACACCGCAATTGCCAACGCGCGCAAACGAAACATCGGCACCGAGGGCTTGTGGGGATGGAACCGCAAGGACACCTCATCGGACATCACTCCCCTCGTTGCCGTCACCCTCGCGCTTCGTTCGATCGATGCGCCGATGCCGAAACCGAAAAACGCCAAGATCTCCACCGCGGTCTATGCGTTCAACTGACAGGAGGCCGTGAGCGTGACGACGGTAATGGAAGATCTAGTCAAGGGACAGCTGAAACTTGGCGAACGCAAGCCTCAACATCTGTTCCGGCAGAACGCATATGAGGGAAAGCATCCGCTCCCGTTCGCGCCGGAGGGTGTGTCCAAGGAGTACGAAGCGCTCCGCGAAATGGCTCCGCTCCCCCTGATTCGTCTCGCAGTCCGGACGACGTGCCAGCGCCTCCGCGCGGGCGGTGTCCGTACCGGCCGCGACGAAGCGTTCGACGCTGATCTGTGGCGAATCTGGGACCGCAACAATCTCGGATCCCGTCAGCGCATCGCGTACACGAACGGCATCGTGCACGACCAAGGGCTGATGTCGGTGTGGACGAACTCGAAGGACAAGTCGACGCCGATCATCCGGCCGGAGTCCCCCGACGCGGTCTACATCGAGCCGGACCCCGCGGATCCGTTCTCGTCTCTGTGGGCAACGAAGTCGTGGGCTGACAAGGCGGCGACCGTGTCCGTCGTGTACTACCCGGATCGTTGGGTGAAGTTTCGGTCGGAGGGATCGGGCAAGAAACCCGTTCACGTTGCGAGCGGCAAGAATCCGCTCGGTCGCGTCCCGTTCGTCTCGTTCGTGCCCGAGATCGACGCTGTGGCAGCGGGTGTGTCGATCGTCGACTCGCTCGTCGGTCCGCAGAAGGCGATCGACACGATGCGATTCAACCTTCTCTTGGCTGCACAGTTCGCGGCGTACCGGCAGCGCATCTTCACCGGCTATGACCCCGTTGTCCGTGACGGCGACGGCAATCCGGTTCCGATGGTCGACGCCGAAGGCAATCCCGTTCTCGATGACAACGGCTATGCGGTTCCGATGGTCTCGTCTCCGGGTCGAGTCGGAGTCGATCGCGCACTCGTCTTCCCTGGCGAACTGACCAAGGTCTTCGATCTCGACGAGTCGGACTTGAAGAACTACGTCACTGCCCTGGACATGCTCGTGGCCACGTTCGCGGCCGTCGCACAGGTTCCGCCGCAGTACCTGATCGGTGACTTCAAGAACGTCTCCGGCGATCTAATGGTCGCAACCGAAGCCACGCTTCGATCGTTCGTTCTCGATCTGCAAACCAGCTATGGCGAATCGATCAAAGAGGTCATGCGGTTGGCGAGCATCGCCCGCGGCGACAAGCCGGACGAGCTCGTCGACATCGAGGTCGATTGGAAAGACGCGGATCCGAAGAACATCAACCAGATCGCGTCCGCGGCGTCGCAGATGGTGCCCAATGGTGCGCCGTTGTCGATGTTCCTCGAGCAGATGCCTGGGGCGACACCGCGCACCGTTCAGCGCTGGCTCAAGGAATCACTCGAACAGCTCAATCGCGCACTTGCAGGCGATTCGGCTGCGGGCGATTCCGGGCCGAAGCCTGAAGTGAACGTGGAAGGACTTCGCGGGAATGTCGACAACAACTGACGACCCCTTAGCGCTGGGCGATGCCTTCTACGTCAGCCAAGGGCGACGCAATCGACGAGCCACGAACACAGCACAGCGAAAGTGGCTACAGGCCGATGCTTCCGACATTCGAGGGTGGTTCGACGCAAACGCGCTGGACCTCGTCGTGCCTGTCCTGCAAGCGATGGAAGCATCGGCCGGCGCTGCGCAGACGTACGTCGGCACGCAAGCCCTCGCGCAGGGCGTCGCAGCGCCGACCGCCGAAATCGCGCCGATCGCATTCACGTCGGACCTGTCCGCAGCAACGTCGATGATCTACAGCGCGTCGACGCTCACGGCAACAAGCGCGATCGCACAAGGCGTCGGCTCGCAGATCGCTCTCGCAATCGCAGCGCGGGCAGTCACGCGCCTGGTGACGACGATGGTCGCAGACGCGGCCCGAGAGGCCACGCAGGCCACGATGGTTTCGAGCCGATTCAGTGGCTACGTCCGAATGCTGCGCCTGCCCTCGTGCAAGCGCTGCGTTGTACAGGCGGGCAAGTATTTCCGCTGGAACACAGGGTTCGAGCGTCATCCGAAGTGCGATTGCGTCCACATACCGGCTCAAGAGGCACATTCGGACGATCTGCGCGTGAATCCGCTCGCGGCAATCCGTTCCGGCAAGGTGACCGACCTCAACCGCGCGGACACTGCGGCAATCCTCGACGACGGAGCTGACATCAGTCAGGTGATCAATGCCCACCGAGGGCTGTCGACGGCCGACGTCTTCGGGCAGCGAATGCAGATCACCAACGAAGGTGTCACCCGACGCGGAATCGCCTACGGCGCAATGGGCCAAGCGGGCTACGTCACACGACAAGGCGAAATGCTCGCTGCAGGACAGCGTTACGCGACCTGGCGTGCTCCCCGGCTGACGCCCACCGAGATCTACCGCATGGCAGAGAACAAGTCGGACGCGCTTCGACTGCTCAAGCTGTACGGCTACCTACTTCCGGACTGAGTTCCGGATCCATTCTCCCCTGCGGCTGCAGGGTGCGCGTGACCGCTGCGCTCTCAGCGGGTGAAGGAGATCCAATGCGCAACACGATCACGTCCGTCATCGCCCCCGAAGTTATCGATCCGCTCACCATCGGACGAGCGCGATTCTGCGCCCGTCGAATCCATCCTCGTCGTGACGAAGGTGGCCACGAGGGTGGCGGAGGAAACGCCGGCACCGGTGGCGGATCTGCAGGAGGCGAAGGCGGCAAGGGCGGTGACGGTGGCGAAGGTGTCGGCGAAAGCGGCAAGACCTTCACGCAGGCCGACGTCGACCGAATCGTCCAAGGTCGATACGCGAAGTACGCCGACTACGACCAGCTCAAGGCCGAGCTCGACGACCTTCGCGGCAAAAACCTCAGTGATCAGGAGCGCGCGATCGAGGAGGCCAAGGGAACCACCCGTAGCGAGGTCCAGGCCGAGTACGGCGAACGTCTCTTGCAGGCCGAAACACGTGGGATTGCTGCAGAACTCGGGTTTCACAGTCCGGCCGACGCTCATCTCTACCTAGATCGGAAAGAAATCGATCTCACCAAGGAGATCGATGCGGACTCGGTCAAGAAACTGCTCGAAAAGGTGGCCGCAGATCGGCCGCATCTCATCGACACAGGCGCGTCGCACATCGACGCAGGTATCGGGCATGCGGGTTCATCCCCGAGGTCAAGTCCGGTATCGACCGTCTGCAGACAGCTTTCGACGCCGACTACGCGCAGAAATCCAAGTAAGACCGGTCATTTCACCGGTCGTTGACAATGAAAGGTGGGCCAACCAATGGCCGTAACACTCGCACAAGCTGCAGCCGTCGAACCTGATCCGGTTCGCAAGGGTGCAATCGAAATCATGCACGAAGTCTC